GAATCAGACCGTCTTTCTTTTGGTAGGCAAGTTCCCGAAGATTTGCTTTACCATTCTCATCGTAAGAAACCAAAGGATAATCAGTTGTGAAGGCATAAACTTCAAAGGGAATCGCAACTTTCTTACAGAACCAAACAAGGTTGAAGAGTTGCTTGACGGTATCCAACATCACATCACACATCGAACCAGACCAGTCCAGAACGAACACCAGACCGTGATTCTTACCATTGGCAAGAGTGGTGACTTTCTTAAAGAGATCTTCGTTGTATTTGTAAGTGTGAAGTTTAGAGCAGTCCAGAACACCAGTACGGGCAGTGGTAGCACGGGCATAAGAATCTGCTGCCTTACGACACTCAAACTCTTTGACCAGATAATTGACTTCTTTCTGTGCCGAACGCTTGAACTCTACAAACTGCTTATCAACTTCACCAAAGATGTCTTCATACTTATATTCACGGTCTTCAATGAAAGAATCCCAGGTATTTTTACAGTTAGAATGAATATCAGCGTTCGGAACAATTACTTTTTTCAGGTCAAGTTTAGGCAGTTCCAGATAGACATTTTCAGGACCACTATTATTGACGAGTTCTTTCAGTGCCTCTTCCAGAGAATCCATTGTCTTCACTTCAGGTTCCTCATTCTTCTCACCACCCATTTCTGGGGTGGTATCACCCATTTGTGGGGTGGTTTCGCTAGTTTCACTGGAAGCAGAACCTTCAGAAGCATCAGACTCAGGTTGATCATTCTCCCCTTCCTGCTGATCAGAAAAATCAGAAGCAGGTTGGTTATTAGAACCACTCTGCTGAGACTCAAGATTATCCAGGTTGGTTTTGACTTGTTCTTCTTGTGCTCGCTTACAATACTTATAGAGTTCTTCTGCGGCAATCAGAACATCAGCAAAGGTTTCACTATCAGCAATCAGATTGATAATATCGGTTTCTTCACCACGTTCAATAGGAATATCAATATAGTTTCCAATCTTAAACCAAAGATTTGCACGGTCGGCAAGATTATAAGTTTCTAGTTTATCATCACCAATCTGGAAGAAATCATCATCGGCAAGTTCCTTATAACCAGCATAGAAAGTCTTGGCAAGACCAGCATAACGACGCTTCATCAGTTTCTCAATGCGAGCATCTTCAACCACATTGACAAACTGTGGGGGAACTTTTACTTTCTCCAACCAATCTTCATCAGGTGTATAGAGAGCGTGACCAACCTCGTGACCAACCAGAAGATCATAAACAGTATTACTTGCCTTCTCCCACATAGGCAGAGTGAGCACACGAGTATGAACATTGAAGCAGGCAGTCTCCACCTTCTTGTGCTCAACCACAAGGTCTTCGGTGGCAAGAAGTTTGGCAAGTTGGGACTTGATTTCGTGGCGGACAGTCATAGGTTTGATTCGTATGAACTCATCATACAAAAAAAGAGGGTGGTTAAACCCTCTGATGTGCCAGTTTGGAAAGTGGTCTTATGCACCTTCAAGTTTTCCCATTTGTCTTGCAGACTCTTTGGCTTTTTGTAATGCTTGTCCAGCATTTTGTTTTCCTGGAATATAAGTAAGACCTGATCCAGATTTTTCGGCATTTTGACGATTAAATTTATCTTGAGTATAATCAATTCTTGCAGTTTGCTCAATAATACTCTTCTTCCACTCTTCACTCATATTTGCCATAATAGCAAGTGCTGCCTTATTGGTGTCAGCATAACCTTCGGCAACTAGGTGCTCGAGAATGTAGTCAAAGAGATCAGCACTCTCTTTCATTTCCTTTTCTTCCTTTTCTTTCCCTTCTTTTTCTTTACCTTCTTTCTCAGTTACCTTTTCACCAGGTTCTTCTTTACCCTTAGGATGCTTACCTTCTTTGTGCTTTCCACCTTCATCAGTTTCTTCCTTCATTGCCTTTTCTTCTTTTCTCTTACCAAAGGTATGATGAACTAAACTGTCCAACTTTTTATGGAATTTTGTTTCAGAAGAACCACTTATTCCACCATTCTTTGCTTCTTTTACATCTTCCTTCTCTTCTTTTTCTTCTTTCTCTTTTTTAGCAAGCTTTAAATCATTCGGCGCATACTTCATTGTCTTACCGTCTTCACGCTTTACGGTATAGTACTTTTCATCATCTTCACCATCAGGTTTGTCAAGTTTAATAACTTCACCTTCCATTCCACTTGCTTTGCAAATAACTTCATCACCAACCTTAAAGTGGGATTCTGAAATATTTGCATAAACAGAAGCATATGCTTCCATCAGTCCTTTAACTTGTTTTGCTTCCATTTTATGAATAGTTTTTTATTTATTTATTAAAAAAGGAGGTCGTAAGACCTCCGTATAAAAAGTTTTAAATTAAATCAACCTTTCTTTCCACCATGCTTAGCACGAAGTCCTGCTAGAACTGCTCCTGCTACTTTTTCACCACGCTCTTTTGAACCATAACGCTCACCAGCTTCCTGAGAAATTTTTTCAAATTCTTTTCCAGGTTTACCAATATCTTTCCCAGATCTTGCCGCTTTTGCAGAATAAGAACGTCTTGCTTCTAAGATACTTTCTCTCCAATCTTCACTCATATTTGCCATAATAACGAGTGCAGATTCCTCAGTATCAGCGTAACCTTCATCAAGAAGGTGTCCCTTAATTAAATCAAAAAGATCTACATCTTCTTGCTTATTAGATTTAATTTTTGATTCTTGATCTGCCTTAGTTGTAGTGCCACGCCCCTTTCCAACAGGAGCAATAACTGCCCCAACAGCTTTACCAACAGGATTAGTCTTCATAAACTCAGAAGCTTTTTTAAGTCCTGATTCCACTGCACCTTGAAGATCTTCTGAAAGGACTTCTTGTTCTTCCGATTGTGTATAAACGGAAGCATATGCCTCCATCAAATCTCTAACTTGTTTTGCTTCCATTTTATGAATACTTTTTAAATATTTATAGTTCATTCAACTTTATAAGATTTACCTTTCCAAGTAAACGTAGATCCCATACCACCTTTTTGTTTTGCAGATTTATAAGCTCTATCAAAAGATTGTGCCTCAGTCCCAACTTTTCCTGGACCAACAATTTTTGGACCAACAATTTTTGGACCAACCTTTTCTCTTTGAGCAAATCTCTGAGAAGGTCCTATTCTTGTCGAAGGATCATAATAAGTTTCACCTTTTTTAACATCTTTTGCAGTTGTTGGTAACTTAGGTGAAGATTTAAGAGTTGCATCTGCGGTATTATATGCCTGAATACCTGCGGCAAAAGCACCCAATCTTCCACCAGGAATAGAGAATCCTTGCTTTCTATTTCCAAAAGTGTTAGATCCTGATCCCTGAGGAAGTTTTAATTTTGTACTTGGTTTTTCTGGTTTGGGTGCTACCTTATCTACATTGCCAGTTGGTTTAGGTGCAGGTTTTGATACTGGTTTAGTGCTTGGTAGTTCTCCCATCAAACCACCTTTCATCATTTTGCTTAATCTTTGAACATCTTGGAACTGCTGTGATCTTACAGAAGTTGCAGGTTTTGCCGCAGTTTGAGGTGATGGTTTTGCTGCTGGAAGTAAACCACGAACATTTGTCTGTGATGGTTTTAGTTGTGCTTGTGGTTTAACTGCTTGCTGAACTCTATTCCATAAGTTTCTAGCACCAGACGTTGCATTTGTAACATCCTTCCAAGGATCTGGCAGAACATTTCTAACTCCCTGTGGAAGTAATCCACGGACGTTAGTTCCAGGTAATGCTCTTGTTGTTGTGGTTGGAGTAGAAGGTTTTTGAACTTTTACTAATGCACCAGGTTTGGCAGTGGGAGTTATAGCGCCACCAGGTGTTCCTTTGACCAATGCACCTCCACGTGTTCCACTTGGAAGAGCAGCACGAGTTTGAGATCCAGATAATGCTCTTGGTGTTGGAGAACCAGTCAAAGCTTTTGGAGTTGTTGAAGTTCTTGCAGTAGTCGTAGATGGTTTTGCAGAACTTCTAGGTGTTGATGGTTGTTTCCAAGGATCTGGTGCTATATTTGCACCTTTTGGTGCAGTTCTAACAGGTTTGGTAGAAGTTCTAACAACTGGCGTTGGTGAAGATGTTACTGTTGGAGTTGGTTTTGCAGCACTTACCGATGATGGGGTAGAACCAGTTGCAATAGAAGTTCCAAGAATATCGGATATTCCTGCTCTCAAAATATTCTTAGCAACTTGCCCAGGACCAACACCTGGTTTACCAATACCAGTTCTTTGCTGAACTGCTTTAACAAAATCCCCAAGACCAGCCTCATTCACAAGTTGAACCATTATTTGATTACACTCTTGCTCAGAGTATCCTTCATCTAAAAGAATTTGTAGAACTTGATCATAAGTATCTCTCTGTTCGGGAAGACCCATTTCCTGCCAATTTTTATTATTTGTCTTTGCCCATTCTTTTGCTGCTGCCTTTTCTTCTGGACTCATTTTAGTCCAAGCATTTTTAATTTGTCCCTTAGCAAGTGGATTATTACGATTATCCCAAGCTCTCTGATAATCTGCACTTCTATCAGGAACAGGTGATTTTATGACAGTTTTGTTTTGAATTGGAGGAGGGACTGGTCCACCCTTAAATGTTGGTCCAGGACCCATTGTTGTACCAAAATCTCCTGGTTTAACTGTCGTTGCAGGTTTAGGAGTAGGAGCAGGAGCTGTTGTACTAGTAGGTGTTGGTGCAGTTGGTTTTGGTGCAGAAGTGGGTTCTGGCGTACCGCTCATCATTCTCTGAACTCTTTCCTGACCAGCAATACCTGCTTGCAATTTATCAGCACCAAGCATTCTTTTAGTTCTATCACTCATCAATGCTTGCGCTTCCTTTGAAGGACCTGCCATCGTTGCTTGTGCAGACGCCTTACGAAGTTTATCTAATTCTGCCTGATCGGTTAAAGCCTCATAGATTGAATTATAAGCTTCTTGTAAATTTTTATATTCTTTACTATTCATCTCTAAAAGACACTTTTTTAGATATTTATTAAAAAAGAAGCGTCCCCTTGTTGGAGACGCTTCTTGAGTGCTTGGCGACGTGCCTTTGCTTGTCGGAGTGCTTGCGGTTTTAATTTCCGCTTCTGTTCCTTCTTAGAGTGATGATATCGGTTGGGGACTTGCATTAGTCTTGTGCTTGTGAGGACATCATACGGGAGAAACCCTTGACCTTTTCGAACCTTATGACACTTTCGAATTTGTCATGCAGTTCAGACTTATGAGAAATCACAAAGATATTAGCATCCTTAATGACATAACGAATAATTTTTAGAAACTCATCAGTTCCAAATCCATCAAGTGAAGAATCAAACACTTCATCCATAATCAGCAGATTAGTATTGACTGAGTTTTTGACTCTGGCAACTTCCCTCCAAGTGAAGAGTAGGGCAAGGTCGATTCTCATTTTTTCACCCTCACTGAATGAACTATAAGAAAAGTCTTCGTGAATGGGTGACTTTACCGTTTCGTTGAACTCTTCATCAAGATGGAAGTTAATATAAAAATCCATCATTTGAAGATAACGATTCACCTGCTGATTTATGAAAGGAAGATACTTCTTAATTATCTTCGTTTTTACACCATCATCCTTGAGTAAGGAGTAGGCAAAATCGTAATAAACGATTTCTTCTTTTTTCTTTGAAAGGTCTTCGAATGTTTTTTGGAGATTGTCTTGAAATTCTTCTAACTTCTCATGCTCAGTATTTCTGTTTGCAAGGTTTTGGGTAATAGTTTGAATTTCAGATTCAAGGTCTCGGATTTGTCTCTGGTTGAGGGAAATCCGAGTATTGTTTTGAGAAATCTCATGGTTGAGTTTCGTAATCTCCTTAGATAGAACTGTGAATTGACGCTCTCTCTCCTGTTCTAACTTTATAGTCTCCTCAAGTTCTTGAAAACCTTTCTGGAGTTCCTTTGCTTTATTTTGAGCGTCTGTAATTCTATTTAACCTAAACTCTTCTTCTATGGTTTGAGTGCAGGTAGGGCAGACCGTATTTTCTGTAAAGAACTTATGTTCCTTTGTAATAGAAGATACTTTCTGAGATAGTTTGCCTTTAAGATTGTTAAGCTTTACTAATTTATCTCCCGCACCAAGAACCTCTTCTTGTTCTTTTGTAAATTTATGAATATTTTCTTCAATACTGGCATTTTCAGACATATAAATGCCAACTTCGGAATCTAAATTGGTAATCTTTTCCTTGTTGGTATTGATATTGGCATTTCCACGACTTTCAAGTTCCTCAATGAAACTTTCTTGCATCTTGATCTTATCTTTGATGTTTTCCTTTTTAAGATCAAGAGACTTTACTTGCTCTCTCCTTTCCCGAATTTTATCTTTCACAATATTATTCATTGCAGAAAAGATACGAATATCCAAAAGATCTTCAATAACTTCCCTACGATTTGCAGTAGTCAGTTGCATAAAAGGAACAAAATTACTACTACATTTTGAGTTCTTGTATCCCAGAAGAATGTAACTTATCTATAAACTTCTCAAAATTCTTAGGTTCGGTTTTCTTCTTTACAATAACCTTTACAATTTTACCTTGATATTCACGATTATTGATCGTAAATTCAATTTCAACAAGACAGTCTTTTTCATTGACTGTATTGACTAATTGAGGTTTGTTAATCTTACGAAACGGTTTATTAAAGAGAACAAATGTAAGTGCATCTAGAATTGTAGATTTACCAGCACCGTTTGTTCCAATAATAAGATTAGTATGATGTTCTTGGAAATTAACTTCTGTAAAAGTATTCCCAGTGCTGAGAAAATTTTTCCATTTAATCTTTTGAAAGGTTATCATTCAATTTCGGAGGAATAACAATATCGTTTGGAGTAACGACGGCATACTTGTAATTATACCGTTTACAGGTCAATATGGCAAGTGCATCATCCACTTCTACCACATCCATTTCAGTATCTTCTTGATCTTCAAGCATCATCGCATATCGAATTGCATCATCCTCCTCTTCAAAGAGAAAAAGAACTTTCTCACCATATCTGTTTTGTACAGCATATGCTCCGTCTTCTTTTTGATCTTTGAGAGTCAGAAGAAACATTACTCAACCTCGCAAGCTTCTGAGTATATTTTTTGAAGTATTCCTTTGATTATAGATTTATCACCTTCAAATTCCGCTTCATCAATATATCTATTCAAAATAGAAATTGTATTTTCAGTTTCTTCAATCTCAAAATCTTCACTTTCTTGAATTTCAAAGTTTTCTACAATTTTGAGTTCTTGTATCCCAGAAGAAATTTTGAGTTCTTGTATCCCAGAAGAATGTAACTTATCTATAAACTTCTCAAAATTCTTAGGTTCGGTTTTCTTCTTTACAATAACCTTTACAATTTTACCTTGATATTCACGAGTATCAAACAATCGATAGTTTGTATCCTCATAATAAACATTGTAAAAGAGTTTATAAGGATTGTTGATGGGAACAAACTCTAATGTATCAGTATCAAAAGTATGAAATCCACGAATATCATTTACATCATTCCAGAACATCTCATAAGGATTTCCTAAGTAGAAGATTTTTCCATTATTCGATCGAGTGTGATAGTGTCCCGAGAAGACAAGTTCGAACTTGTCAAATAGTTGGATCTCCATACCGTCTTCCATGACGTGTCCACGATGCGCTCTAAATCCGTTGAGTTCAAGGTGCCCCATCGCACACTTGCAAGATGTATCTTGAATAAGTTTGAAAGTAGTTTCCTCATTTTCTTGATTAATCCACGGTATAAACAAAACTTTAAGTTTATCCAGTTTAACTTCGGTTGCTTCCGAATAAACTTTTACATTTTCATATTGCTTTAACAATAAATCTACACTATTGACCGAGTTAGTATTTTTATAGTAAGCAGTATGATTTCCAACAATCGTATGAACAGTCACTCCCATTTGTTGGAGACGATCATAATAATTTTCTTTTGCCCATTCTAATGCCCACAGATCGATTGACCTACGATTATCGAAAGTATCTCCCATATCAATGACAGTTTTAATGCCATTTTCCTCCAAGTAAGGAAAGAACACTTCATCATAAAACTTTTTAAAGTAATCGTGAAGAAACTTGGAGGACTTACGAGCTCCGAAATGCTGATCTGTAATAATGGCAACCTTCATCGGTTAGTCTTGTAGGCGACGTTATCTTTGATCGTATTATAGTCGGAACTACTGCCAGAAAGCAAGCTATCGTCAACCATCATAACCTCATCAAAACCAGTTCGTTCAATGATCTTGGTTTTGATTTCCAGTTGCTTCTTCTCTTTCTGAATACGACGAAGAAAAGCGTAGTGAATGATTTGTGTAAAATATGCAAAAGGATTTTGAGACTTCTCTGGATTGAAATTATGAATATACTGCACACAATTTTCAATACCATCAGAGATCATATCGTCTCTGAACATATTGTTCACAAAGTTTGGTTTGTATGAAAGGTGCGTAGCGATTTTCAGAAAGCATTCCCCAAGATAGTTGGATATGGGTGGTTTGCCTTCCCAGTGCTTTGCCCTCTCTTCTTTGGGTTGCTTTGTTAAATCTTTATCATACATCTTTAAGTATGATTTTTCAACTTTAGTTCTATAAACAATTAATGCTTCAAGTAACTCTCTGTTGTTTACATAATGTTCGGATTTCTTCTTGGACATAACATCGGTCTTTGTAGATAAATTTTTGTTATGTATATTATAGCATACTTTTGGGGCTTGACAATACTCCAAAATATGAGTAGAATCCCTTTGTTCCCGTTGAAGATGAGACTCTAGCTTTCTTTATTATCTTTAAGACCTTTACGAAAAATATTCTCTAAGTTCTTTCTAGCATCTTCAACAGAAGAGATATAACCCATTTTATCTGATATCTTTACCTTACCATCTAGTTCGATATCAACATCTTCATCATTAAGATATCTCTCATAGAAGGTTATCATTTGACCTTCTTTTACTTCAGTCATAGTAACAATCTTATCGTATTTTACAATAAAGAAATCATCAGAAGGTATTTCCATCCATGGTTTTACCTTTACATATTGACCGATATGATTTGTAACGACTTTCATAATGACAGGATTTTGAAGAATAATGATAGGATCTCCATCATTTTCATCAATGCAAACTAATGCAAAGATCTCTTCACCTGTAACTAGTTTGATTGCTGCGTGAAACTCTTCTCCCATTAGTTTTTAAGCGGTATGTTTACAATATCATAATTAAAGTTTTCTTCGTTATAGACTTTGATTCTTTCTATTAGATGGTTGAGTGTATAATTTTTTCTTGACTTATAACTGATATCATCGGCAATGTCATATAGAGTTGCCTTTGTTTTGTTGTCGCTTTTTCTTAGAACTCTTCCGATTGATTGGAGATTTCTGATTCTTGATTTACTAGGGGAAGCAAAGATGACATTATGTAGATTTCTAATGTTAATACCAGTAGAAAAAGTCCCGTAAGAAGCAACGATGATTGCATTATTTTCTTTCTCAGTGATTTCTCTGACTTTTTCTCGGTCCTCAGTATCTACACCACCGTGTACAAAAAACACATGGCGATTCTCTGCGATACTCTTATTTATGAGATCGTATAAAGGTTGACCGTGACCTTCGACTCTGGAAAATAGAATTAAAGTATTACCTTTAAGATCTAAGGCAAGATTGCGAATAAACTTGTTACGTTTATCGTGATTGATGATGTATTGAACTTCATCCTCAAAAGTCTCAAACTTATTCGGTGGGTGTTTCAATAGAAGAATATTAATATCCAGTTTGGCAACATGTCCCTTCTGCATCAGTTCTTCTGTTCTGATGATTTTGTATGAAGGACCAAATAATCCTTCTAGAACCCACTTATGTGTCTGTGTACCATCAAGCGTTCCTGTAAATCCAAAACGATATTTTGCATCAGAAAGTTTTGTCATTATAGATACTAATGACTTTGATTTAAACTGGTGTGCTTCATCTCCAACGACCACATTAAATCGTGAGAAATATTGTCGGGGAAGTTTGTAGATGGACTGCCAGGTCGTAATGATCACCTGAGAGTCCGTTTCTCTTTCTTTTCCAGCATAGATCTTGTGGCAAAATGAACCCACATCCCACCCATAATCTGCAAAGTCTTTATACATCTGTTCTACAAGGGATGTCGTTGGAACGACTATCAACGTATTTTGCCCTTTCTCAACGTAATATCGGACAATCGAATATATCATCAACGACTTTCCAGAGGCAGTTGGAGATATCAACAACTTTCGATTATGTTTTAAAGCGTCGTATACTCCCTCAACTTGGTACTCACGGGGAGCATACTTGCAAATAGAAGTCATATAGTCCTTTACGCCTTCCTTTGAAATCATTTCATTGACTTCAAATGGAAGACCATAAAACTTATTGTTTACAAACTCATAAGTGTATTCGTGATTTTCACAGAAACGAGTGAGTTTATCTAAAAGACCAATATAGATCTCACCAGTTTGAGTATTGAATAATCGTATTTTTCCATCCCAGTGTCTGTTACGAAACTGCGGCATAAACTTGGCACCTGGTACGTCAAATGTGAACTGATCCGCAAGTTCATAATAGACGTGTGGTTCTGCCTTTACCTGAAGATATACCTCATTCTTTTTAGATATAACCAAATGTGACATACGTTCATATCAATACAAAAATATTTATTGGCAATAAAAAAGAGGCATTTCTGCCTCAATTGAACCCAGATTGAAAACGATGCCACTCAATAGCATTTTTGATTTGGAATGTTCGATTAGAAATAGTCTTAATAACTTCTTCTAAGAACTTCAACATAATGTCATAGTATCTTATTTTGAGTTCTACTTTACTTAACTTCTCATCGCCATCCATATGCCTCTGCAATGCCTCTTTGTCCCGAACTTTATATGGGAACGGTTCTTCTTCATAAACCTCTATGGGTGCCTTTCCAGTGTAGTAGTTATACCTTTCAAGTTTAACTCTATTGTAAGTCTCTCTTGCTTTTTCTCGCAACAAAGTGATTGTATTATAAATGGTATAATACTTGGAGTGAAGTTGAGGAATTTTTAAAGACTCATCGTGTAAATTATCAGGATCAATGACAGAATCTCTCTGCCACATCTCCTGAATTTCATCAAGATTCATTTAATCGAACTAGTTATAGTGTATACAGTATACTTGAAAGATGCCTGTGCTGTAAAGTACTGGATGTCAGTTGGTGTGGCATCAAAATCAAGAGAACTTAATGATGTTGGGAATAAATCTAAAAACTTAACTTTTGCAACCTCTTTGTAGTTACTATTTAAAACTCTTAGAGTACCATCACTAAATGCTTCCAACATATCTCTTTGACCTGCATCATCTGTTGTCAAATTTTTAAACTGCTGAGTAGTTTCTGGAAATCCAAGTCCAGTTAACCAATTATAAACAGCAATATAATTTTCCATATTCTCATCAACAATAAACCTAAGAGTCAAATCTCCATAGGTTAATTTCTCACCTGGTACATCAATGTCCTTCAAATATGAAGGTTGTATTGTAGTTGCAAGAGAAATCTCTGGTATTCTAGCACTATTCTTAGTCGGAACTACCTTTGGAATGCTCATATCAACTTTCACTCCCAAATCTGGAATTTTTGGTTTTGGTTTTTCCTTTGTCACTGGTGTAACATCTAAGTTTCTAACACCAAAATCTTTATAATCTTTATATCCAAGATCTTTTGTTGTTTGTGTTGTCAAATCATATTGGCGGTTTCCATGATATGGTCCCCTATCAATAACTGGTGCAGTAATTGATCTGCCAGTTCTTGGATCGGTAATTTTAACTTGACTTCCTAGTGGCAACTTTTTATGTGCAACACCACGAGTACCTGGTGTTAATTTTTGCCCAGAAGCAGTTGGATTGCCGTATAATCCAGGTCCATAAGAACTGGTTGATACTATTGCACCAAAAGGAAGTGCCTCATTTATAAACTCTTTAAAAGTTTTCACTGATCAGTCTGCGATAATTAGATTGAACCACGATTCACTCATACCCGAGATAATGCTATCAGCAGACTCTTTGTCTTCTGCATAACCTTCATTAATTAGATGCTCAACAACTCTTTCGTAGTTCTTATGAATTTCTTGCGATTGTTTTGGAGTTGGTTTCATTGTTACTACTAGTTTTATTTTTATTTAGATAAAAAAAGACCCCCTTTCGGGGGTCTGATAGATATGTGAATCGAGATCACATTAAATTGGTAACCTTGACTCTTCTGTAGTAACGGTTTGCGTTA